CCCTCATCGTCCTCGTCCTCGTCGCGCGCATCATGAACGAGGAGAAGGTCCTCATGGACGGCCTCCCCGGATACGGCGACTATATGAAGAAGGTGAAGTGGAGGCTCGTGCCCTTCATCTGGTGAGGAGAGCGGATACCGGGAGAAAACCTCCGGGAGGTTTCCCCCCGGGCCCCTCTTCCAGCGATGCCTGAGGCTATGCGGGAAGGGAGAGTCGCGAGGAGAGGAACGGCCGCTCGCGCCCGCAGGCAGCCACTCGCGCCCGCTGGCAGCCGCTCCGCCCGGGTTCAGGTAGCCGTGAACAAGGTCTCGATCGCCGCGTGGTCGAGGGCGCGCGAGCTCACTGAGGACCACTCCATGTCCGAACGCAGGGGATCCGCGACGCCATCGAGATCCGAAATCACGCATTCGTCGTAGTAGTCGGACGCGTTGAACGCGGCATGCGTGATTGTGGCGTAAGTCGCAAGATAGACCACCACATGATCGAAAACGTCGTCGAACTCGTAATCAATGAAAATGAGGTCGCCTTTCCGGAGATTGGTGAAGTCGAAATCCGCCATCTCCCCGTCCGTCGCATTCGAGGCGACGGTATATCCGAATGGTTGGGAGGCGAGCGTCAAGTTTTTGTACAGTCCATCCACGGTCGTCATCTCGAGGTCGTAACCCATTTCCCTGAGGGTCATGATGACGACCCCTATGCCGTCTATGCCGAAGGTTCCGTCGCCGCCCGCGGTATAGTCCTCTCCATCCCAGAGGTATACGGTCCTGTCGGCGAACGCTGAGCGGAACTCTTCATCCGTGAGGCCGTCATCGGGCGCTGGCGCGGTATCGTTGACGCTACAGCCAGCCAGGGCGATGAGTAGGCAGGCGAGGAAACTGAAAGCGATCTTCATGCGCGATGCTCCATTCGCGACATCCCGGGCCATTCGCCCGCCGAGTCGCTATCCTAAAGTCTAGTTCCGGCGGGGACGGTGCGCAAGGCCGGTTCGATCAGAGGGAAAACACGAGCGATAGCGCCGCCGCCGTGACCATGCTAAGATATTCGCTCCCGGGTTCCGTTCCGCGATACCATCCCTCAGGAGGAAGCTCGTGAGAATTCCGCGCAAGGGAAAGCTCCTCGCCTTCATGCTCAGGACCTCCATGTGGCTCCCCCGCGCTGACGAGGATCTCGTCGTATCCTTCATGCGCGGCTACGAGTGCGGCCTGGGGCGGAGGAAGGGATTCACCGCCGCTTTGTCCGGGCTCATCGCGAAGCGTCACGGGATCGAAGCCCGGGCCGACGGCTGGGTAGGGCAGGTGAGGCGCATGGCGGAGCGGGCCGGCATCCCCTGGCTCCGCGCCTTCAAGCGCGCGGGACTCGCGGCGCTGGCCGCGCTCGAGAACGGCGGCCTCTCGGGTGAAATGCGCGATTCGGTTAAATGGCACGTGAAGGAACTCGCCGATCTCATGGAGGACGAGCCCCGGGCTTTCCTCAACCGCGAGTGGGTCGAGGAATGGATGGCTGTTTGCGATACGGCCGAGCCGTGGTTCATGAAGCTTTGGACCGCGCCTGAACTGGAGGCGATCGACGCGATGAGCGCGGAGCTGAAAGCGAACGCCACCTTCACCGAATCTGGAACCCTCAAGCCGACCGGACGCATGCTCGAGCATAAGAGCTTATTCCTGTGCTGTCTCGGATAGCGGCCGGTCCCGCTCGCGTGGGGAACCGGCCGCCCTTTCAAGCGCTTCCGTCGCCTGCGCGGACGGTCAGTACCTGCTCTTCAGGTACTCGACGCTCTTCTGGAGGTTCGCGGCGCATTCGTCGAAGCTCTCCTGCGGCGGGAGCTCTATGGCGAGGTAGTCTATTCTGGCCTTGGCGCAGATATCGAAGAAGACGCCGAAGTCGAGCTCATTGTCGCCGAGCACGGGCGTGACCTTGTGGTCCGCGCCGCTCGTCTTGAGGTGCGCGTAGCCCGTCTTGCCCGCGAACTTCTCGAAGTAGGCCTTGGCCTCGACGGGGCCGACGGGGGCGCGCGAGACCGCGAAGAAGTTCGCAGTGTCGTACTGGGATCCTATGTTCGCGCTGCCCATGGTCTGGATCTCGGTCATGCCGAAGGCCTTCACGCCGTCGCCCTTCATGGCCTCGAAGGCGTGCTCGAGCACGAGCCGGAGTCCCACCTTCTTGGCATCGTCGGCGGCCTTGCTCGCTACGGCGATGAGCTTGTCGAACTCCTCCTTGGTCCACGCGGACTTGGCGGGATCCGCGGTGAACTCCGGCCCGGGCGCGGAATTGCGGATGACCTTGGGGCCCTTGAACTGCAGGGCGTTGGATATGCCGCGGATGAAGGCCACGTCGAAATTGGGATCGAGGAAGCCGATTCCGAGCGCGTAAACGATCTCGATGCCCTTGGAATCCGCGTACGCCGCGAGATCGCGGCAATCGGTGAGCGAGAGCGAGCCGTTAGCGTCGCGGATCTCGACCCATGAGAAGCCGTTAGCCGCCGCCCAGTCGAAGATCTTCTTGAGGTTGTCCTTGCCGAGGGGGAGGGGCTTGTAGAAATTGTTCGCGAGGATTCCGATCTTGAGCGTCGGATACTTGCTCAGCGTGATAGGAGCGCCGCCTTGTCCGAACGCCGGAGTGGCGACCATGCAGCAGAGCGCGCAGGCGAGCGCGATCATCGTGATCTTTGCATTCATGAGAGCCTCCTTATGCCTTCGGAAGTTTCATATTGCGGAACAAGGTTCCGTAATATGAAATTCGTTATGGCAGAATAGCAGGCGGGACTAGGTTGTCAAGATCGATTTTTCCGATGCTTTCGTGAAGGGTGATTAGGATCCTGGCTGAGAAAACCGGCGCATCGGTCTTTACTTGACTGAGCGGATGCAGCCGGGCAGGATGTTCGGCGCGGGAGGGAGCGATGGGCGACGCGTGGCTTCATGAGGACATCGAGGTAGGGGGAGTCAGGCTCCATTATCACCGGACCGGTCGGGGAGATAAGACGCCCATCGTGCTCACGCACGGCTTCACCGACGACGGGCTCTGCTGGACTCCAGTGGCGCGCGCGCTGGAAAGCGACTACGACGTGATCATGCCGGACATGCGCGGGCACGGGCGTTCCGCGCGCGTGAAGCCCGGGGACGACGTGGACATGGCGGCCGACCTCGCGGGGCTCGTCCGCGGGCTCGGCCTCAAGGATCCCATCCTCTGCGGCCATTCGATGGGCGCCATGACCACCTTCCAGGCCGCCGCGCGATTCCCCGGACTCGCGCGCGCCATCGCGCTCGAGGATCCGCCCTGGTGGATGGAGCCCTGGCCGGTAGACAGCCCCGCCGCCACGGACAATCCCTTCGTGAATTGGGCCAAGAGCCTCCCTTCCATCAGCCTCGAATCCCTCCTCGAGGGATACCGGAAGGACCATCCCGATTGGCCGGAGGACCTCATCGTCCCCATGTGCGAGTCCAAGAAGCGCATGGACCAGAACATCACCGACATCATGTCGCCGAAGATGAACGGACGGGAACGCCACTGGACGGCGCTCATCGGCTCGCTCTCCTGCCCCGCGCTCGTGATCGCGGCCGATCCCGCGCTCGGCGGCATCGTCACGCCGGAGGTGGCGGCGAAGATACCGGAACTCAACCCCCGCGTCAGGGTGGTCGTTGTCCCCGGCGCCGGCCACCTCGTCCGCTTCGACGCGTTCGACGCCTTCATGAAGGAGCTCAGGGGATTCCTGGCCGAGATCGGATGAGCCGTTCCGGCGGCGCCTGATGCTCGAATCGTGGCGAAGACCGACGAGGCGCGCTCAGCCGAAGTACCAGACGGTCTCCAGGGTCTCGCGGCCCGAGGAGATCCCTGAAGGGGAAAGAGCCCATTCGAGGATCGGCCGCGATCGAGCGAGGACCCTGCCCCCGGCCCAGCTCAGCTCCGCGACGCGGCGGCCGTCCTCGTCGATGCCGGCGAACCGCGCCGTCGCGGGCAGGAGCGGCGGCGGATCCCCCGAACCCGGCGGAACGATGAAGAGCCTGAGGTCCGAGCCGCTCCGGCGGCTCATCGCCGTTTCCCGCAACAGCAATCCCAAGGGAACGGGGATCGTCCCGCCTGAGCGCAGATCCACCGCGGTTCCGGCGAGAGCCATGCCTAGCTCCTCTATCGCGCTTACGGCCCGGGCGAGGGGCATCGCGTCGGCCGCGGCCCACCGGACGGCGACCGCCTTTCCGCTCCCTCGACGGGTTTCCCTCGCCCGCGACAGGGATTCCTCGTCCAGATCCCGATCGCGCGCGAACAGGAGGACGCTCTCCGGTTCCATCCGCTCGGCGTCCTCATCGCCGTCCGGAAGCGGCTCTGGGTCGGAGATCGCGTCGATGGCGGGGCCGTTCGCGGGCCGCCAGGATTCGCCGAGGATCGGGCCGAGGAGCGCGATGAGGTCGACGAGGAACTCGCGGCTCATCCGGGTCGAGGCGAGGGGATCCCGGTTCGCGATCGACCTCAGGGCCTCGAGGACGGAATAATAGGCGCCTGCCTGGCGTGGTAGGGCCTGCGCTCGGCTCAGGAGGTAGCGGCAGCGTTCGGCGAGCCGCCCATGTGTCATTTATCATGAATAATGAGAATTCTCTCTCCAAGGCGTGATTCCGTCTGAAGCTATATAAATATAAAGGATTGGAGCGCTTCGGGCTGGTGTTTCCGTGATAAGCCAGGAGTAGAGAATTCGCAATATCAAGGGCTTTCAGGCCATCAGCTAGGCCCCCCTGTTCTCGACCGTTCGAAGCCGTTTACTTCTTGGCTTTGTAAAGATTTATCACGTCCAGCAGCAGCGGCATCAAGGGAATTCTCAAATCGTTTTCAGGAATTATTGACAAGGGAATCGAATAGGTCCATCTGATGAAGGTCCGTTTTAGCATCTTCGTGGTCAGGTCGTATGGTAAAAAGCCGTAGAATTACCATTTGCAGGCTGTTTTCAAAGGCATCGAAGAGCGCATTAATCCCTATCTCGCCTTCACCTTTGTCGCCGCATCGTCGTATCGTCCCGCCGCTCGGTCGGAGTGTACGCGATCCAAACGTGAGTTTATCATGTCTCCATTGCCGAGGAGAAAGTAATGGAATTCACCGCTATCCGTGAATCGATATATCACCGCACCGTCAATCTCGAATAATGCGGTCACGGCGAAGTCCTCGGGCTTTATACTCATGGTTTCCACCGCAATGGTTATCCCGCTTTTTGTGCATGACGTGAGAATCATTATACCCATAACCAGGGCTATTATCGACTTCTTCATCTGTGTCCTCCTTGTGGTTTTTCTAGCCTTTCTTCACTTGCTATAATCATTTCATCGGCCATACGGAAACTCGCCTTTACTATATCTATGCCTTTCCCGGACGCCAATTCTTCGTCAGTGAGCTCATCAAGGACAGGTATTACGACGTTCGCCCAGATGTTCATGCGCTCGCCATGCCCAGTTCAAGCTGGGTCACTCGGTTGCGTTCCGCGAAAGGTACGACAGAAACGCGACGCGGGTGACGTTCCACTCGCCGTCGGCGTAGAACCCTTCCATCCCCCCCGGCCGGTGCAGTTCCCTCCTGACCGTATCGTCCGAGATCCGCAAGATCGAACAGATATCCCGGATGTTGAGAATAGGAGGTAACGACTCGACGAGCTCCTTCTTCAACTGCTCTGGCAGCATACGCCTCCACCACCTTTTTATCGATCCGGTAGGTGCCCCGGATCCGGAACGCGAAAACCTCGCTCATGCGGATCAGGTAGTAGACGCGCTTGTTGTCAGAACCGATGATCCCCGCGGCTTCCTGTACCGTTATCATCATGATAAGCCTCCTTTTCGGTCGGGATCGAACCCGGCCTTGCGGCAGATATCCTTCATCGTCAAGATCACCGCCTTCGCGGCCTTTTTATCGAGGAAGCGGATGTCGTCGACGTGTCCTATACGCGCGATCAATTTCTTAAGGCCCTCCTCGCTTTTCGAACGGCTCGCAAGTTCCCACAAGGACTTGATGTAGTAGATCTGTCTTCGCGATATGAACTTTTTATTCGCCGAAGGCTTGCGCTTGAAGCCAAGAACCGAGAAGGAGCGCATGATCGCGTCGAACTGTTCGCGAGTCTCGATGTCCGCAGACGATTCGATGCCGGCTGCCCCGGAGAGGAGCGCGCGATACGCCTCTTCGTCGAGGCCGAGATCCTTGCGCGCGACGTGGATGAGCGCTAGCGCTTCCTTCCGGTTCTGGATCGCCGTCACGCCGCGCGCTCCCGTTTCCGCCTCATCCACAACTCAGCATGCTCGGCGCCATCGAAAATCAGGAATGCGAGCTCTCCGGCGATCATCCGCTCGAGGCGTGATCCCCGTGAATGCTCCCACCCAGGTAAGGAATACAGCGCGTCACAGGCCATCATGGCCTTGAGGTCTATCCTCATGCAGTCCGTCCAGGAGAGCGCCAGTTCTCCGATCAACGAGACGGGATTCACCACCTCGAATCCAATGGACCGAAGGAGTACTTCCGTCTTCGAGAATTCCTCGCGAGCCCGCTGTGGATCTTCTGAGATAGGCCCTGAGATATATACCCGTAACGGATCATTCTGTTTCATCATTCTCCTCCTATACGGGAAACGCCGGAAATGAATCCGCGATGGCGTCTTTGCGCGTTCCCCCCGCCGAAGCGGCCTACCCGCGGTCTCGCGCGCCGTGGACTGTAAGACGCGCTCGCCGATCTCGTTCCCACCCGGCCGTAACGCGGTGTGGGCATGTAGGCCAGTCGTCCAGATTGGCCTATTCCACTTTTTCAACTCGGTACTTACCGTCTGGAAGTACCAGGTTTTCGCGCTCCTTCGCCTTATTCGCGATCAGTTTTTCGCAGAGCGATACCGCGATACCGAATCCAAGTGCGAAGGCACCAACGACTCCCAAGAGATAGCCCATTCCGACCTCCTACGCCGCGATGTCGAGATTGACGAGGTCGTACTCGCCGCGCTCGTTGCGCCGGTATACGCGGACGTATTCTCTGGTTTCCATGACGACGACGGAATTGGAGATTGCGTCCATGGCCGTCTTCCACGTGGGATCCTTGATGTCGAGGCGTCGCAGGCTGAGGACGCGACCGGTATTGATTTTCCCCTGCTTGTCGACCGAGAACGCGTCCTCCACGAGAACGCGCAGCTCGCTTCTGGCACCGACCGACCAGGCTTTGATGCATTGGTCGATGAGGGCCTTGGCCGCGTGGAGACCTTCATCGAAGGCGATCCGTTCGTCCATGGCGAGGAGGATGCGGTATTCCCCGTCGAAGCTCGTCAGGGTGACGTTTCCTTTCAAGCCGCCGACCTTGGCTCCGTAGCGCTCCGCGCTCATCTCGACGAAGGCCCTGATGTCCTCGAGGACCTTTTTCTTGAAGTCGAGGAGTTCCTTAGAGAGGCTCAGGCTCTTCTGGATGATCTCCCGTACGAGCTCATCCCGGACGATGTCCACCGGGGCGATGTTCTCTACCGGGACGAGGCGGCCCTTAGCGTCTTTCTTGTATCCGTCGTTTTCCACGTGTTCCTCCTTACGCGACATCGGGATCGATGTCGAGTTCGGTCTGCAAGAGGTTCCGAAGTTCGAAAAGCTCCGACCTCATCCCCATGACTTTACGCCTCGTGCCGTTGGATTCGCTGCAGGCGACTATCGCCTCCGTCGCCAAGGTCTGGATCTCATCAATTTTGGTATTGACCTTGGCATATCCCTCCGGGGTCATGATGAGCCTGGTGTTCACTTCTTCCCTCCCTTCTTCTTCGCAGCTTTCGCCGGAGCCTTCTTGGCAGCCTTCGCGGGGGCTTTCTTGGCCGGGCGCTTGCGCGGCGTGACGTTCCGCGCGGGCTTAGCTTCCCGTGAGGCGCGCATGAGCGTTCCCATACGAAGGTCCTCCGGCTTGGGGATGATGCCCGCGTCCTCGAGCTGTTCGAGGCGGTAGTAGTACGCCTCGGTAGCGATGCAGATATCCTTATGGACCTGGGCGACGGCTACCTGGTAATCGGAGTTGTCGATGGCGTGGTTCAGGTAGATGTTGCAGATCGGGATCATGCCCATGGCGAGGTTCACCGCGTAAATCGCGCCGTCCGTGTGGGTGATGACCCGGTACCGCTTAAGAGCGATCCCGCTCGCGGGGGGCGTTTTAAAGACGTGCTTGTAGTCCTCCAGCATGGGGAGGCCGTCCTTCGTCATTTCTTCAGCGCCGGCGACCTTGAGCTTCTCGTCCTCACTCGGCGCCATGAGCTTCTTCACGCCCGCTTCGATGTAGGCCTCCGCGATGGTGAGTTCCTCGAGCGCCTTGCGCGGCTCGTTCTTGTAGCGGTCGTATATCCTCATATAATTATGGGCAGAAGATCGTGCGAGTGGGCAGTTTTCATCGATCCAGGCGATGAAGTCCCCGTGAGGTAGCACTGCTTTCACCTCCGTGAGTACCTTGCCCATTGCGAAGATGACGACCACCGTTTTCCGCGCGAGCCCTTCGAGGATGCCCGAGAGGGCCTTGAGTTCAACGAGGGCCTGGGCGGGCGTGGCCGAGCGGGAGTTCGCGAGGACGCGCTCGATCATGTCGGTTTGCTTTTCCGCCATGGCCGAGAGCTCGGTGCCGGGGATCTCCTGCTGCCGTGCCGCGCGCGGAGCCGCGACGCCGCTCTCGGGCATTTTCTTTGAAGGGCCGAGGATGTCCAGAAAGCTGGTCTTTCCCATGATTACCTCATCAGGAAGCGGGACGCGTCGACGACGAGTTCCGCAGTCGGGGTGGATCCGTCGTCAGCTTGCCTGAGGGCGCGCTTGACGAGGGCTATGATCCGCACGAGGAGGTGAAGGCTCTGCCTCGCCGCCTGGGTGAACGCCTTGACGGCGTCGCCTTCGATATCCCTCCAGATCTGCTTGAGCACCTCCTCCACTTCCTTGCCTTCAACGTCCTCGATGAGGAGCATCATCCCCACGCGGTTCTCCAGCTGCCGGTGATCTCCCTTCAGGGACTTGATCCGGTACTCGAAACGCGGGAGCCCGGCGAATACGAGCCCGCTCCCGCCCTTGTCGTTGATGGCGATTCTGGCCCACTCCATGACGGAGTCGGTGAGGTAGTCGGCCTCGTCGAGGATCACCACGAGATCGCGTTTCCTGAGCTCCAGGACGAGCCGGTCGGAGATCTCCGAGAGCCGCCCCTTCGTATCGAGCCCGAGGGCCCGCGCGAGCTGCGTGACGATCGTGGAAAGGCCCATCGTCGGCTCGCACTTGAGGAGGATGACCGTGTTCGGGTTGGCCAGAGCGAACTCTTCGCAGGCGCGCGACTTCCCCGCCCCGGAGTTCCCCAGGATGAGCCCGATGACCTTCTCCTCCTGCGCGATCCTGATGGCCGTCTTGAGTCGCTCCGTCCGCTTGAGGGCCACGTACGGCACCGTCCCCGCCTCGATGCGAGCCATTTGGAGATCGAGCCAGGCCTCGACCTTGGTCTCGACCTCCTCCGCCTTTCCCTTGTAGGTGCCTTTCCGCCATTGGCTGATGACGGACGCCGTGTACCCGATCCCCGCCGCGGCCTTGTTGACGGAGATCCCGAACTTCCCGCAGTACGAATCGAACTTGCTCACGAGATTGGTATTCATGGCTTATCCTTTGATAGAAGATCGATGAACGCGTGTGCGCGTTCCCGCTCCGCGAGGAGCGTTTGCTTGCCCGTCCCATCCGGGATCGGGTCGTTCTCGCCGCCGGCCGCGAGGGCCAGGGGCTTCCTGCTTCGGTCCAGGATCGACCGCTTCGCCGCGGGGGGCTCGACGCGTCCGGAAGAGAGTCCTCGGACCAGTTCCAGGTTGCTCTTCGCCGCCGCCTGACGCCGCTCGATCGTCTCCGCGGTGTCCTCCGTCTCCTTGAAATAGTCCGCTTCCGCGCGGCAGAGGACCTCCCCGCGCGATCCGCAAATGATGGCCGTTTCAGGATCTGCGAGCGGGCGCTTCACGATCACGTCCGTCCCGACGTAGCGCTGGAGCTCTTTAGCCCAGAAGAAGACGCCGTCCACCCTGACGCCGTTCCGCTGGACTTTCCGCTTCTCGCCCTTGGAGAGGGCGAGCTCGAGAACGTCGCGGTCCACCGGGCGGAGCTCGCCCCTCAGGGCGTCGAAAACCTCCCGCGGCGCCCGTCCGTCCATGCCCTTCCCGGTTGAATGCCATTCGTCGTTCCACCGGTCCAGGAACCAGGCGAGCTCCCCGACGAACTCTTCCCAAGAAGGGATGTCGTTCCGCTTCGCCTGCTTGTTGATGGACCGGAAGAGCAGCGCCGCCTCCTCGGGACGCGTCGTCGTATTGGAGCCGAGGTAGGAGCGCATTTCCTTGGAGAAGTACTCCTGCCAGATCCCATGCGTCCGCTCCTGCTTCCCCTTCGACTGGCCCGAATAGGCCCAGGTGAAGGAAACGCGGTCGACGCAGGCCTGATAGAACCCGGACACATACACGGCCTCCTCCTCGTCGAATCCGTTGAGGTCGATTGCCTTGAACGTATGGGTCTGGCCGTTGAGGATCTTGCATCGGTAATCCTGCCCGTTGTCCACGGTGAAGATCTCCGCTCGTCCATACTGGAGCGCCATCATGCTGAGGGCCACGGTGATCGAGAGCCATGACGGCGTCACGCAGGGGCAGGCCCCGAGGATGAGCCCCGAGCGGAAGTCCTGCACGGTCGTGAGCCAGGGCCTGAACCTGCGGCCGTCCTTCTCGACGAGGAAGTCCAGCATGACGTGGTCGCTCGTCACGAGCTCCATGGGCCGGTAGAGGTTCATGTCGCGATCGATGAACGATTGGTAATGATTCGCCCACTTGGTCGGCCCGAGGCGCCAGTAGTCCCGTAGCGTCGGCGGGAGGCTATTGAGGTACCGCGCGAGCGTCTGATAGGTCGGCGCCTTCGCTATGTAGCCCTCCCGTTCGAGATCGAGGAGCCGGTGATGCACATGGCCGATCGAGGGCCGCCGCTGGTCGAGGTACAGGTTCTCGGCGTACTGCTTGACGATCTCGGGGATGCTCGCCCCGGGGCCGTCCAGGGACTTTAAGGTCCAGCGTGGGACAAGCCCGTCGAGGCTCTGCCCTGCCGCCTCCCAGGCCGCGTACCATCTATAGAAGGTCTTGAGCGTCACCGGCCCGAGCTTGTCTCGGAGCGCCCCGGAGACCCGCCCCGCGTTGTACTCTGCGACGAAGTCCTCCTTGCGCATTCCGGACAGGTTGTACGCGTTGATGAGGCCCGCCCGGAGCCCCGCGATCTGCCGATCTTCGTCCCGGGCCAAGGTGAAGCTCTTCCCCCCTTGCATGGCGGTAGGCGCTTCCACTGGGAGGGCATCGGGCCGATCGAAGAGCCCCGTGCGGGCGAGGGCCTTGAGCACGTCCGCCGGGAGATGATTCACCTTCCACCGGACCGCCTTCCCATTCCCCGAGTAGACCCACCGCTCGGCCCTAGCGCGCGCCATCACGGCCTGCCGGGACAGGCCCAGGCTGGAGGCGAGCGCCGTGGTTGACAGGGCTCTCATGCGGGACCTCCCGAGAGGTGGCGCTTGAGCTCGGCGTTCTCCACGCGGAGGGACTCGACCTGCGTCCTTAGTTCCTTGATCAGTCCCTCGTTCGTTTCCTTAAATTCCTCCAGATTATCGATGTAGCGTCGCATGCTTATTTCCAGCCGCTCATCCGATACGATCCGTTTACGGGCGCTGACGACCTCCTCTTCGAGCTCGCGGAGGTGACGTAAGAGGCTAAGAAAACGTTCTACCTTCATGCGGCCTCCCTCTTGGCGAAGATCGGGGTCCAGGCTTCGCGGAACTTCCCGGTCCTGAGGCTGATGAGGCGCCGAATCCCGAGGAAGTCGTGGCGGAAGTTGGCCACGCTTCCGGAGGCGAAGGCCTTGAGGTCGAGGGGGACGGCGTTGAGATGGGTTGCGACCAGGTCGAGCGTCGCGTCGACGATCATCTCGTGATCGATGAGCCCGAGCTTCTCCGCCCGGTCAGCGATCTCCAGGATGACCACATACTCCGCTTCTTGAACGTCGAGGTTTATTTTTTTCACGCCGCACCTCCGGCCAGGGGTACCTGCCCCCCGATCGGTTCCATCGCTTTCCCCTTGCCTTCGATCAGTTTCTTGAGTTCCGCCAAGCGCACGCCCGCCTCAGCGGAAGCCTCCCGCGAACGCTCGGAGCACGCGCACGCCTCGTCCCGCATCAACGTCGTCCTGGCCGCCGCGTCATGGACCTGTCTGGCAGCGTATTGAATCGCCTTGAACGCGGCGATCGCGCGAACGCATGAAGCGATCGATCCATCGAAGACAAACCCGAAGGCCCGCGGCTCGTACTGTTCGATCCTAGATCGGACAGTCACCCGTACCGAGGTGTCCGTCATGCCGCCATCCCCCCGCCCCGGGCTTGGAGCTGACCGGAGGCGATCATCCCCGCCCAGGACTCGAACCCGATGGCCTTGGCGATGGCCTTCTGGACGCGCCCGGAGGTCTTGAGACCGCAGACGACGCGGGAGACGAAGGATTGGGTCACCCCGAGCTCATTCGCGAGCTGGCTCTGGGTGATCCCCTTGAGGTGAAGCCGGTACAGGATCCAGGCGCCTCGCGACACGTTTGGCGCTCGGGCGTGATCCGGCATCTTGTGTGATCTGTAATTCCGCTTCATAATAGAAGCACCTCCTTGCCCTTCCGGGGCGCGGGATGGGGAAGGACAGCCGAGGTTGAGCCCGGGGCTGTCCTTCTTTTTTGGGGCTACAGGGAATCCCTATACCCGCCGATATGGTTAGTATCGTCGCATATATGCGATATGTCAAGAGAAAGTTCGTAAAGATGCGAGGTTTATATGGATTGGGCCCAAAGAATTACGCATATATGCGACAGTAAAGGAATTAGCTTGTCGGAATTATGCGAACTAACTGGCTTTGATTATAAGTATGTGCATGCCCTAAAAACGGGGAAATCAAAGAATCCACGAACAGAATTCATTCAAGCCCTTGTTACCAAGGTAGGGATCAGCTCCGACTGGCTGATAACGGGAGAAGGCCAAATGTCCAACAGTTGGACATTTGATAAAACAGATGGTTCCCCTTCGGGGGGAACCCAAATTCCACATAGTGTGGAATTTGGAAAGTCGGGCGCCCTCATCCCCCGCCACGATCCCCCGGAAATCCGGGATGTGGGGGAGACAGCAGGCCGGCTTTACAAGTATCCTGACGACGTGACCGTGTATCGGTACAAGAAGGGAAGCTTGGAACCGGTGGAGATCAAGGAGCCAGATATCTGCGGGATGGTGTTCATCCCGGTGTACAGCCAGAGCGCGGCAGCAGGGCCAGGTCAGCCGCCAACCCAACTCACCGAAACCGAGGGCAAAATGCCCCTCGTCTACGACCTCTTCGGCTCGCACAACCCCCGGTTCTGCGGGATCTGCCGCGTGGTCGGCGATTCGATGACCGACATCACCCTCTCCAACGGAGACTGGGTCATCTTCGACCGTTCGGATGTCTCCGGCGACGGGATCTTCGTCATCAGCATGTTCGGCGAGGTCCGCGTGAAGCGGCTCCAATACCGGATCGCGGACCAGACTATCGTCATTTCAAGCGAGAATCGGCTCCGCTACCCCGAGCCGGAGGTCGTCAAGGCCGATGCGATCGCGAAGGGGAACCTCGTCATCTACGGGCGGGTGTTCAGCTGGATGCATAAGCATCCGTATTGAAGGAGTGGTATATGGCCATCTTCCCGAAATCGGAAATAAGAGATGTGCTTGGAATAAGTGAATCAGAAAAGGAAAAAATAAAAATATTCATGCAGGGATCGGTTTACTGTTGGGTAAAAAATCTTGAGGGCCGACCATTCACCGTCAGAGATCTGATGGGCGGTATCAACTTCGAATGGTGGGGAACGCCTCTATATGCATTATTCCAGAAACATATTGATGCCGGGAAGGATAAGGACGCGGCAATTGAGGGCGCGGGTATTGATCTAGGCTGGTTAGTGAAGGCCATGCTCGAAGAGGATAAGCGTACTTACGAAGTATCAGAATCTGGACTTGTGAATTGCTATAAGTGGATTGGGAATGAACCGTGATCGACTAATGATGGCTGAATAAGCTCCCGTAATGAGAGAAAGGAATTGTGATGCAAGGGCTCCTTAATCTCCTGGGGTTAATCTACAATATCGCTGGCGTGTTTTTACTTTTTCGGTATGGATTCCCTCAACCAAGCCACGGAATAGTTCCATATTTAGCGTTGGAGGATAAAACGCCATTAGGGGATGGCCGTACTGCTGGAGATGTAATCCGAGATGATATTCAAAAGGAGCGTACCTATAAGGCAAGGTCACAACTAGCGCTTATCTTGATTATCTTGGGTTTTATCTTTCAGGCTGCATCAACAATATGGGCCTTGATTGGAGCCTAGGGGGGTATCCGTATTGAAGAAGCGGCGAATTGCCACATGGCAATTAGGGAACGTAATAGCCCTACATATATCGAAAGAAAGGCTGTAGGAGGGACTCAATGAAAACCTGTCCGTATTGTAAGAAGGATGTTCCCGACGAGGTGAGAAAATGTTCATGCGGTTATGACTTTTTCTATGTGGAATCCCCGGAAGCGGAAAAGTCGGTCGTCTCCAAAGGGAAGGCCGTGGACGTTCCGGTGATGACGCGCGGTTGGATCTTCGCTCTTGTCACTTTACCTTTGCTCGTTCTTCTCGGGTTGAATGCCTTCTCTCTATCGTCGAATAAGCGCACATCTCTTGCGAAGTACGAATATAAAGTTGTTGCGCCGAGTGACGCGACGTTCGAGAGCGAGATGAATAAATACGGGGAGGAAGGATGGTCGATCGTTTCCGCTAGACGGGCGCTTGTGGATTCTTCGGCCTCGCCCTCTTCCTATGAGATAATCCTCCAGCGCATGAAATAACCAGTACCTTGGGGAGGCGCTTCATGGCAACGAAATACGAACTCGAGCGGTTTTCGTCTCCGTCCTATCATTCAATGATGAAAAAAACCTTCCTAGAGGAGTTGTTGATATTTATTAGGATTCGCATCAAGAACTTTTTCGATCCTCGGACACTTGAACCGTAAGGGAGTCTCCCCTCCCTGGTTCTTAGGTCTTCTTCTCCGCTAGATTCGAGCGTCCCGCGCCTCTGAGAGCTAACCTCGCCCCTGAGGTTGGCAATGGGAAACGTACCGTCCGACATCGTGGGGCTCGATTTCTGGAACGATCGATTGCGCCACCACGTCCAGGAAAATAATCCCCAGGAGGAACAGCTCCGTAAGGACGAGATCGAGGAGGGTGGTCCGGTCCGCGGATGGCTCGAGACCTGCGGCCCGACGGCGCTCACCACCGTCTGCGACTGTGCCGGATATAATATCGAGGTGAAGACGCCTGGCGGCTTCCGGCCCCAAGAAGAGGGCATTCTCGCGGACTATCTCAACCATCCCTCCAATTACCCCAAGTTCAAGAAGATCCGTCCGGACATCGATTTCTCCGTGGTCCAGGGCAACAGATACCCCAACCTCTTCCCCCTGGCCCTGATGGAGGTGTTCGCCGTTCCCGCCGTGTACTACCCCACCCGGTCATGGGAAGAGGTCGCCGCGGATCTCCAGGATAAGCGCGGCGTCGTGTTCTGCCTAAAGGATCCATCCCACTTCCTCGCGGGCGTCGCTTTCGATCGCGCCACCCAGGAGATCATCTACCACGATTCGTATCGGGCACGGACCGGAACGGACGGCTTCAGGCTCCGTATGTTCGAGGCGGAGTACCGTGCGAACGTCAATCCCAACGTCACCGTCATCGCAAGGAGAAACGCATGAACGTGATCTCGCTTTTGGAGAAGCTCACCGCGACCTGGTTCATGGGGATCGTCTTCGGGGCCCTCATCGTGGTCGGCCTCCTCACCTTCGTGAAGCGAATCTTCCAGGACCCGACGACCAAGGAAAGCAAAGCCCCCTGGTGGGTGTGGCACATCGCTATGGCCATCCTCTCGGGTGTCGTTTCCCTTATCGCGGGTGGAGGGATCTCCTGGATCCTCCTCAATGCCCTCGCCCTGATCGCGGTCGCGTCGCTCGAGTACCAGCTCCTCGTGAAGCTCCCCTCGGCGTTCATCAAGGGCATAGCCGCGAAGGCGGGGGCGAAGCTCGAAGATACCGATCCGGGGAAGGAGGCGTGATGTGCGGAAAACGATCATCGCAATTGCGGCGGGCCTTGGCCTTGCTCTTGGTCTTTTCTTTGGTGGCGTCGCCCTTGGTTATAGCCGAGGACGTGGAACCGAAACCGCCCGAGGAGATGAGCTCGAGCGAGCTCGAGAACGAAGCGCTGGAGATCTCCGGAGCGTTGAAGCAGGGGTCGAGCGAACGGCAGAGCAAGCTCGAGGAGTCGAAGAAGGCGCTGGACGAATCGATCGAGGCGCAGCGGAGCTCGGAAGAGAAATCAGCCGCGCTCGAGAAGGAAGCGAAGGCGCACGCAGCGGAATCGTCAGCGCTCAAGGCGGATTTGACGAAGACGAAAGAAGAATTGAGCGCCTTGAAGCTCTCATTAAAGAACTCGGACGAAGAAGCCGACAGGCGGATTCAAGCCGAGAAGGACCGGGCGGACCGTAACGGGAACATCGCCAAGGGATCGGTCATAGCAGCGATCGTAGCCATCGTATTCGCCATCGCGCGGGAAGCGGGACGGTAATGGAAGTGCTCATCGGAAAGCTCTTGGACTACGGGACGACCCCGGCGCTCCTCGTCCTCACCTTCGCGGTCGCCTTCCTCATCAGGAAGGTGAGCTCGACGAGCAAAAAGGACGGGGCGCGGGCGGATGCTCTCCAGAAGCTCATCCAGACGCACGTGGACAAGATCTCCGAGCAGCTCCGCGAGCATGAGAAGGCGAATGACGATCGTTTCAAGGAACACGCCGAGCGAATGGCGGCGATCGAGCGGGACTATCTCCCGCTCGAAACCCACTACAAGGACGTGGGCGGGTGGCGGAGTGACCTCGCCCAGCTCAGGAGCGACGTAGCCGACGAGCTCCGGGGCATCAGGTTGGAGATGTCCACGACGAACACGAACCTCATCGCGACGGTTCTCAAGGGAGGGAAGCATGGCGGTTAAGGGCAATGTACTCCGAGGGAAGATACTCCTTTTCCTCCGCGATCTCTTCCCCCAAGGCTGCGATTGCATCACAGTGATCTCGATCTACTACGAGTACCACCGCCGCGAGGACATCGTGGACGCCCTCGAGTACCTGGTCTCCAAGGGCTACGTGGACAAGCGGGATGTTCCCCATCCGTTCCGGAAGCTCGAGAAGCTCTCCACCTACACCATCAACGGCAAGGGGATCGACATCTGCGACGGAGCGACCGCGGACGTGGGAATCACCCTCGTCCCGGAGGCCTGACCGTGGGCCGCCGCGCGAAGGCCGACCTCATGGATCTGGTCGACCGGATACTTGAGCTCTACACCCGCGACAAGCTCACCATCGAGGAGATCGCGGAGAAGCTCCGCGGCGAGGGCTTCGACATCTCCCGCGAGGCTATCCGCCGATCGCTCAAGTCGTCGAAGGACCTCGCGAAGGATCTCAACAATACGATCGCCGAGGCCAGGGTCATGATCGATGCGGTCCGCGCGAACCCGAACACGGACATCGCCGAGGCGGTCGTGACGCGCTTCGGCGGGCTCCTCCTCAGGGAGTCGCAGCAGATCGACGCCCTCGAGTTCGAGGATCCGGGGAAGGCCATCCTCGCAGCGGGGCGCCTCGCGGTGGCCCAGACGAAGCTCGCATCGGTTCGCCTGAAGTACCAGTCGGGCTACGAGGCGGCCAAGAAAGCCGTGATCACCATGCTCAAGGCGGAGCTCGCCACGGACCCGGATCTCGCCGGACGCCTCGCTGCCATCGTCACCGGGCTCGAGCCGGAGGAGAAGTAACCATGGGCGTCCTCAACGATCTCGTCGGGGACGGCGCCCAGGTTGCCCGGGACGCCGAACGCAAGGCCCGGCGCGATGCCTGCGAGAACGACTTCTTCCTCTTCTGCCAGACCTACCTTCCGCACTACTTCGGGGCAGCTCCAGCGCCCTACCATCGCGTCCTCATGGATGTCGTCTCCTCGGGGAGCCTCACCGAGGCGCACGTCGCCGAGCTCGAGCCGCTCATCAAGGAGAAGTACCACGGCTTCATGAAGCCGACAGCGAGGCTTTCGGGGATCATCGACGTCGAGCCGCGGGGCTTTTCCAAGTCAACGCGGTTCAGCCTCGCTTTCCCGCTCTGGGTCGTCCTTTATAAGAAGCGCCGTTTCCCCATCATCTTCTGCGGATCCCAGGCCATGGCGAACGACGCCTTGCAGTCCATCAAGGACGAGTTCGAGCAGAACGAACGGATCGCCTTGGACTTCGGGGAGATGAAAGGGAAGATCTGGAAGGCGAACAAGATCACCCTTGCGAACGGGCTCGCGATCGCGGCCCGGGGTGCGGGTGCCTCAACGCGCGGCATTAAGAACGGCCCTGATCGCCCCGACATCGCGGTCTGCGACGATATCATGACCGACCTCGTCGCTGGATCGAAGAAGGGGCGGGACCGGATCTACCGCTGGTTCAAGCGCGTGGTTCTCCCCCTCGGGAAGGATATTTTCCCCATCCTTATCAATACCATTTTCCACGAGGATGACATCGTCTGCCGCCTCCTCAAGGAGCTTGAGGAGGGGCAGCTCAAGGGCTGGGTCGGATTCCGCTTCGCCGCGCGGACGCCGGACGGCGCCTCTCTTTGGCCGACCTATTGGACCGAGGAGAAGCTCCGCAAGAAGGAAGACGAACTCGGCTCCGCGGCATGGTCCACGGAGATGATGAACGAGCCCCTCTCGAGCGAGGACGCGATCATCCGCAAGTTCCATTATTACGGGATCGCCGACGTGTCCTTCGAGGGGAAGCGCCGTTATGGCGGCATCGATCCGGCCACGGGCGCGCATGACAAGTGCGCGTTCGACACGCTCGTGGATGGCAACGACGGCGTCCTCTATGTCGGTGATTCCTGGGGCGAGCGCCTCAAGGAGGGGCCCTTCCTCGAGAAGATCATCGATACTTTCCTCGTCTGGAAGCACGGGGCTATCGGCTTCGAGGATGTCGCCTTCCAGGGGATCTACAAGAACAACCTCATGGAGAAGGCCGCCCGCAGGAAGGTCTGGATCCCCATCAAGGGACGTAAGGTCGGTGTGCTCTCGAAGGTCCAGCGCGTGAAGGAGATGGCGCCCCTCATCGAGGCGGGGTTCATCCGCTTCCGCGTGGACCAGAAAGAGCTCGTCGAACAACTCTCCATGTTCACGCCCGACGGCCCCAAGTCAGCCTACGACGACGAGGCCGACGCGCTCTGGTTCGCCTTCAAGGAGGCGCAGGAGAGCAAGATCCACGGGAAGCCCATGGCCCTGTCCTTCTCCGAGCTCGGCCTCCGCCGCGCCGCGAAGACCATATTGAGAGGATTCAGATGAAGAAAACTACACTCGCTCCCGTGCCTCCGGCCACGAAGCTCACCGCGCGGCTCATCACCACCGCCGACCTGTTCCAGTCCGTGGTCGGCTCGATGCCCAATCCCGATGAGGTCCTCCGCGACGCGGGAGAGGCGATCTCGGTCTACCGCTCGATGCGGTACGACCCGCGGGTGAAGAGCCTCCTCAAGGTGGCCAAGGCCGCCATCCTCAACGTGCCGATCCGCCTCGATCAGAAGACCGCGTCGGACGAGGTGATGAAGGCGTGCGAGCAGGGACTGGAACTCGTCTCCCTGACCGGTCTCGCGCGCCGGGCCCTGTCGGCCATGGATTACGGATACGCCGTGGTCGAGGTGGTCTGGACCGCCCGTGACGGGTGGTGGATCCCCTCTGACCTCGTACTCAGGAAGCCCGAACGCTTCCGGTTCGACTACGAGGGGAAGCCCATCTTCAAGGGAACGAACGGGGAACGCCCCCTCGATGAGGCGTACCGCTGGCTCATCTACCGCCACGATAAGGACGCCGAGAATCCCTACGGTTCGTCGGCGCTCGCCTCCTGCTACTGGCCCTGGAAGATGAAGAAGGCGGGCCTCGAGTTCTGGCTCATGGCCGCAGAGAAATTCGCCGTCCCCTCGATTCTCGCGCTCTTCGAATCGGGCGAGGGCGAGGACAAGCTCCGCGAGCGCGCCATCGAGCTTTCACAGATGCTCACGTCCATGCAGTCCGGCTCCGGCGGGGCGATGGCCAACATCAAGGACGTGAAGATCATCGAGAGCCCCGAAACGCTCTCCGAGTTCAAGACCCTTATGGACTGGTGCGACATCCAGATCGCCTACGGGCTCGTGAACCAGAGCCTCGCGGTCCAGGAAGCGGAAAACGGGACGAGAGCCCAGGCGGAAGTCCACGCCGACACCTTCACCCAGACCTCCCGCCTCACGTGCCTCGACCTCACCGCGGTTCTCCAGCGCCTCGTCGACTGGATCGTCGAGCTCAACTTCGGCCCCGGAGAGCTCTCCCCCAAGGTCGCCTTCGACCTCGAGGACTTCGCTTCGTGGGAGGTCATCTCCAAAGCAATCGAGCTCGGGATCCCTATTAGCAAAGCGGCCCTCTACGACCGCTACGGCATTCCCGAGCCCGTCGATGCTGAGGACGCCTACCTCAAGCCCGCCGAGCCTCAGGCGCCAGGCCTCGCGCTCGCTGATCCGGTAAAAAAAAACTCACGAAGACCCGTCCGGATCCGGTAGAGAGGGAACGGGACAACGCATCAGAACTCGATAGCCTCGCGGGAGCCGCTTCCAAGCGGATCCTTCCTCTCATCAGGGAGACCCTCTCGGCATGGATCGATGGGGTGAACGCCGCTGGTGGCCCCGAGAAGCCGGATGCGCTCGAGATCGCCCTGCCTGAGATCCCGGATGAACTCGTCACCCAGATCGAGCGGACGCTCATGATCTCCTACCTCCTCGGGGCGGCGCACTCCATGCCGGGGCTCGAGCTCGCGGACGATGGTCCCGACGAGATCCCTTTCGAGGAAGCGCTCAAAGCCTTGAAGACCCGGATCCCGCTCACGAAGGCGGAATGGAAGTCGATCGAGCCAGAGCTCCGCTTCCGGGCGTTCACCGTGGCGGCCCTCTCCAAAGCGGATGGTGTCAACGCCGTGAAGCAAGCCCTCGTCGCCGCGATCGAGGACGGAACGTCCTTCACTGATTTCTGGACCGAGGCCTCGGCCCTTGATGCGGCGGGGCTCGGGACTGCCTCTCCCTGGTACTGGGAGACTGTCTATCGGACGAACATCCAGACGGCCTACAACGCGGGGCGGGCCGCGGAGATCCAGAAGGCGAAGCCTGAATACCTTGAACTTATAGGCGTAGTCGACGAGCGGCAGACAAGTATCTGTCGCGAGCTCACCAAGCCGCCCGGCACCATCCTCCCTGCAGCGCATCCATTCTGGAAGACGCACTGGCCGCCGTTCCACTTCGGTTGCCGGACCACGGTCCGCTCGGTCTTCCAAGAAGAGGTGGAAGCCCGTCGCGCCGAGGATCCCGCCTGGACTCCGACGAAGGCGGCCCCGGACATCGAGCCGGCCAAGGGCTTCGGATCCAATCCCATCGAGAGCGGATCGTTCTACAAGCTCACCCCGTCCATGCTCGAGCGCGCCGAGGAGTACGGTCTCCTCGACGACATCGCGGCTTACGCGAAGGACCTCGGCCTCAAGTACAACCCCGTCGAGCTCTCGACGGCCGCGGCGCGGACGGGCGTCGCGAAGGTGGCGAAGACTATACCAGGGGGGAAGGAGGCGCGAGCGGCGCTTCTCAAGAAGCAGAAGGAGAGCCTCAACGCGCTGCGCGGCGAGGCCTATATGAATCGGGATCTCGGTGAGGAGATCGAGATCGACAAGACGGGCATCAAGCACATCACGTCGTTCGCGGGCGACCCCAACAAGCTCGCCGTGATCGATCGTGTCCCTGATATCCTCGCGCGGACGGGCTCATGGGTCTCCGAACCGGTCAGAAGCAAGGACGTGAACTTCTCCGAGGTATTGCGCGGGCAAGTGGCAATCGAGATTAACGGAGAACGGCATCTCTTCTCGGTGGTATTGAAACGAAGACGGGATGGGTCGCTCGTGCTCTACGAGCTCGCGCCACGGCCGCAGAAATAAAAAAGGCCCCGGGAGTATTGGCTGTCCTGAAAACCAATCCAGGAGTCTGCTCCCACGGCCTCGTGAAGTTATAATTTAGTGCACTTCCGGGGAGAAAACAAGCCCCGGAAGTGCATCGGGGCGGAAAGTGGCCCCGGAGCACTGTTTTCATTTCGCCTGTACCCCATTAGAAACCCGTTTAAAAACGACCGGACGGGGGTACCTGGTACCTTTTCACGTTTTTACCTATCCGGGCCGCTCCTAGGGCTTGCATAGAGGCCTACAATTTTGAATATTGCCTTTTTAGGTTAGCTTCTTTTTCGCCTTCTCGATTTTCCTGTCCCAATCTCCTGACCAGTGTT